CAGCTTGTTTCGGCTATCCTCCCGCCGCTCATAAAGTTCGTGCAGAGGCTCGTCCCGATGCTTGTAGAGTTGGGCAGGAAGGTCCTGTCCGTCTTGTTTTCGGCGGCGGAACGGATCCTTCCGCTGCTCATAAACCTGGCAATGTCGCTGCTACCGATAATCGTCGGGCTTGTAGAGAGGCTCATGCCGTTCCTATTCCAAGTTGTCGAGGCCATCCTTCCTACGCTGTTCGGCATAATCGAATCTGTACTTCCACTTCTGGTCCAGATATTCGAGGCCGTACTGCCGGTCGGCATAGCCTTGATCGAGGCAATTATCCCGCTAGCGATGGAAATAATCGATGCCATCCTGCCAGTGATCCTCGAACTGCTTGACGCCGCCCTGCCGCTCCTGTTCCAGATAATCGACGCGGTTCTTCCGATAATCGTCGAGCTTGTCGGAATGCTCTTGCCGCTGGCAATGCAGATAATCGAAGCCATCCTCCCGGTGGTCCTGACGCTCATCGAGGCGATACTGCCAATCCTCAAGCCGATCATCGACCTGGTAATGAGCCTGGTAAGCTCGCTGCTACCGCCGGTCATTAGCCTGCTCAATGCGATCCTCCCCATACTCCAGCCGATACTGTCCATACTCGGCCCCATTGCCGATATCCTTGGCGTCATCATTGGCGCACTCGGGAAAGTTGTCGGGTGGGTATCGAGCGGCGTCGGCGCTGTAGTCGACTTTGTCGGCGGACTGTTCGGCGGGGGCGGCAAGCCGGCCGCAGGCGTTGGGAAATTCGCGAAAGGCACGGCGAGCGCGCCAGACACGTTCATTGCAGGCGAGGAAGGCCCGGAGCTCATAGCGGGGGCCAAGGGCCGCAAGGTATTCACGTCGGCCGCGACCGGGGGCATATACGAAACGCTCCGGGACATTGCGTCGCTCGGCGCCGAACCTAGGGCCGGGGCCGTGTCCGGGATGGTCACGTCTATCGAGAACAGGGCGGTCACACAGAATATCAATGTCAGCAATGTGTTCAACGGGGACAGGGCAGCCCAAAAGTACGCGTCAAAGGCAATGGACGACTCCACGCACGACTTGACCGGGGCGCTTTCCAGGGCCTTGGTGTATGCGCGGTAGCAGTTTTGAACGGAGGTTTAGTGTGGCTGCTTCAAAGGAACCGGTAACAATAACGGGCCCGGACGGGTCTAAGGTATCCGCCGACGCGCTCATAGAGTCCACGGAATCGCTGAGTTCCGAAGTGCCTACCTACAGCGTCGAGGACGGGTTCAGCGTCTCGGACTCGGTCATAATAAACCCCATGGTCTTGAGCATGACGCTGTTTTTTTCAGACACCCCTGTCACGCACCGGCTCAAGCACGGGGCTAAGATCGGCCGGGCGCAGGAAGCGGTAGCGGCGCTAAAGAAAATATACTTCTCCAAGGGCCTCGTGACCATCAATACAAGGCGCGGAGTCTTGCGCAGCATGGCCATCACAAGCATGGAGCTTACGAACGCCAAGGAGACGGGGACGAGCCGGGAAATCCCCATATCGTTCCAGCAGGTCAGGGTAACGGAAGCTAAGACGGTCGGCATCCCTGACAGCTACGGGAAAGGCGGCGCGACCGGCGCGTCAGCGGGAACTGCCAATACGAAGATAAGCGACACGCCCCCGCCCACAACGCAGGGCTCGGGAGAAGAGGGTGGCAGCAAGCAGTCCCTCTTACACGCTATGGGGGGCGCGATTAAGCACGGCTTGGCTGGTTCCGCCGGGCTGTATTCTTAGGGGGTGGGCTGTTGAAAAGGCTGGAACTGGAAGTGCCGGATTTGAACGACAGCTTTTCCAGGTGTGTTCTGGACGGGCAAGAATACCTTTTGCGCTTCACTTGGTCGGACACGGCGCAGAGGTGGTCCTTCGGACTCTACACCTCGCAGCGGGAGCCTATCAAGGTTGGTATACGCATTGTCCCTAACTTCCCCTTGAACCTGCAAATAGCGGACAGCGGGTTCCCACCCGGCATATTCGGGGCATATTCGAAGCTCCCGGCTATCGGGCGCATGGATTTCGCCGAGGGCAAGGCCGTATTCGCCTACATCAGCGCAAATCAGGAGGAGGCGGAGTAATGACCGAGAAGAATGTCAAGCTTGTCCCACTAGAGCAGGTCCTTAATGACATGGATGGAGACGATGGGGCTGTGTCGTGGGCAGCAAGGGACTATTACTACCGCAATTACGCGACGCTTGCGCAGAAAAAACAAATGGACAGGAAGGAAAAGCGGGGCCTCTGGATTTCCTGCGTTTTAATCAGCGCAGTCGCGGCGCTCGTACTTTTCGCCGTTATTTGGAGGTGGATGTGACGAAGCAATTCGACCGCTCCTATCGCCTCTCCGCAGGCGCCGCAGGAAGCGCGGGCTTCGAAATCGGCGAAACGTCGCTGTCGAGGCCGACCGCGCTGCACATTTGCTTCGCCGTCGACAGGGCCGACACGAAGACGCCTGACTTGGCGAAGATTTCCATCTGGAACCTCAATGACGAGCAGCTCGCTATCCTGTACAAGAAAGACTGCGTGGTGGCACTCAGGGCGGGGTACGGTAGCCTCATGTCACTGATCTTCGTTGGCGACATCGCGTTCGCGTCGACCATAGCCGACAGGGCCGACCGCGAGACGGCGTTGGAATGCGTCGATGGCGGGGTGCGGCTGCGCGACACATTTGTCACGCTTTCATACGGCGGGGCAGTGGGCGTGGATGCGGTCATCAGGGACATAGCCTTGAAAATGGGCGTCGCCGCCACGTTCTCGCACGATGCAGAGTTCGGCACGTTCCCTAAATTCTCTTTCGTCGGGCCGGCAAGGTCAGCGCTAGACAAGGCGTGCGCATCGTCCGGGCTGCAATGGAACATCCAGAACGGAGTGCTGCAAGTGAAGCGGAAGGGTGGCACAATGGGCAGGGAGGCGTTCCTGCTTTCCCCCAATACCGGACTGCTGGGCGTCCCGCGCCAGGTCATGTTCGCGCCGTCGGAAAGCAAGGGCGATAAGCAGCAGGGCTGGGAGGTCGAGTACCTGATGAACGGGGCTGTCGGCATCGGGGACTTCGTCAGGCTCGAAAGCCGAAAAGTCGCAGGGTACTTCAGGACACGCACGATAGAGCTAATCGGCGACAACGTCGAGGGCGACTGGAAGTGCACGGCTACCCTCGTTGAGGCTTGACCTGGCGCAAATACAGCCCCATGTGCGCTCTCATCGAGCGCTTGTAAAAGAGAACCCCTATCCATGAAAAACGCTTCCCGGCAACCTCATTTCGATTATGGGCGCATCCTGCGCCACATATCCCGCCGCCGGAGCCAATTGGAGGTCCGCAGCGATGATACAGGAATACACTGACGAACTGAACAACTTCGTGCAAGACGCGCTCAAGGGCGTCCACACTATCGTACCGGGCAGGGTAACGTCATTTGACGCGGACAGGTGCGAGGCGTCCGTAATGCCCTGCGGGAAGTTCAGGCTGCCTAACGGCAAGCCCCTGGATTATCCGCTTGTAACGGGCGTCCCGGTCTGGTTCCCCGTTGGCGGCGGCGCTGCGATAGCCTATCCGGTCAGGGAGGGCGACGGGTGCCTGCTGCTGACGTCGGAAGTGTCACTAGAATTGTGGCGCTCCGGCACGGACCTCGGCGCGGACCTCCGTTTCGACCTGACGAACGCAGTCGCGCTCGTTGGACTCCCCGCGAAGCCGAACCCCCTTGTAAGAGAGTCGGCTGGCCTTGGCGCCGTCATGATCGAGAGCGGGGGGGCGCGCGTGACGCTGCTCCCGGGCGGCGTGGTCGAAATCGCTGGCGCCGTGACCATTAAGGGTACGCTCACGGTCGAACAGGACTTGATTGTACGCGGTCAGTCTCATCTGAACAATTCATAACTGCCGGGACAGGCGAAATTAAGGACAGGGCGTGGTGTATATGCTGGACATGTTGCTTGATTCAGGCGGGGACTTATATGTAGGCGAGGGCGGCGATATCGCACTGACGGAAAGCGTCAGGCAGGCGGTCAAAATACGGCTGCTGTGGTTCCTTGGCGAGTGGCGGTTCGAGCCCGAATACGGCATCCCATACTATGAGGAAATCTTGATAAAGAACCTGGACCTGGAATTTGCGCGGCAGGCGATACGCGACGAGGCAGTAAGCGTCGAGGGCGTGCTAGACGTGCTGGATATCGGCATATCCGTCCAAAAGCCTTCGCGGAACGCCGCTGTATCGCTTACGGTCGTCACGGACGAGGGCGCGTACAGAGAGGAACTGGCCGTCCATGCGGCCTTTTTTGTGGCGTTGCCCGATGTGCTGTAGCCACTGCGTCCCGCCCTGCCGGAAAGCAGTTTTTGCCGGAATGCCATAGCCCCCGTTGTTGCAGGCGGTGGCTTTGTTGTTGGAGGTTGCTGTGATGAACAAAGCATTTGGCGTCACGCCACACGGGGTCGTTATAAAGCGGCTCGACACTATACTCGACGAGCTCCACGCCGACCTTTCGAAAGACTGGGGCGTGAACACCAGGCTCAACCCAAAGTCGCTGCTGAACGTCCAGCTAACGGCGTTTGGCGACAAGCTCGCGGAGTTGTGGGAGTTCGGGGAGCAGATTTATAACGCTATGTACCCCTACAGCGCGGAAGGGGCTGCCCTTGATAACGCCATACAATTCGGCGGGATAACGCGGGACGAGGCCAGACCGGCCTTTTACCCGGTACATGCCGAGTGCGTCGAAGGCGCCACGATCCCGCGCGGCTCAAAGATCAGGACGAACACCAACCCTGCTATCGACTTTCTTGCCGCATACGATGCGCACGTCAACCGCAACGCCTTCAATGCTGCAAAGGTACGGGTGGCTGTCGTCCAGCCTGGGTTTATCTATACTGTTGCGCTCGACGGATCGCTGTACTCGTACACCAGCGGCCAGGCTGACACGGCGGCGGCAATTTCCGCAGGGCTCGCAGAGGCTATCGATAACGACGGATTCGGCGTGTCCGTAGAAGGGAGCCTGCTGGTCATTGTGTCGCTGAAAGCGAACCAGGCGCACGAGATGGTCCTGAGCGGGAACCTAACCACCGAAAGCGTCACGGGCATCGTCAACTACGCAAGCGAAGCCGACGGCGACATTGCCCTCCCGAATGGCACCATTACGGAGATAGTCACTGCAGTGCCGGGGCTAATATCCGTTGTGAACCTGTTGCCGCGCGTACCCGGCAGGCTTACCGAAACGGACGCGGAAGTCAGGAGGTCCTACGCCGACAAGATTTTCTCGCGGTCGAACAGGATGATCGAGAGCATCAAGAGCGCGATCATGGGCGAGGTGCCGGGCGTAAGGGCCGTAGCCGGGTACCAGAACGACAAGCACTATCAGGACGAGTACGGGCGCTGGCCCAACTGCGTCGAGATGGTGGTGGACGGCGGGAACGAGCTTGAGGTCGCGCTCCGGATATTTGATAAGAAGACCGACGGCATACAGGCTTTCGGCTCGGTCGAGGTCGTCGTTCTGGGCGACGAGGGCGAGCCTATTACCATAAGGTTCAATCGGCCCGAATACGTTTATATTTGGTACAAAATCGCGGTCACGCATAGCCACACCGAGCCGTTGCCTCCGAATTACGTTGAGGCAATACAGTCCATCGTCCTCGAAGAAATGGACAAGATCGAGCCCGGAAAGCCTGTGATACCGCAGAAAATGATCGAGCACAGGATTTATGCGACCATCCCCGGAATAGGTTTCGTCCAGACTTCGACGTTTTCTGCCGTCGACCCGAACGAGCAGCCAGACGAGTACGCCACGGGGATCGTCCAGATCGCCCCTAGGCAACGGGCGGTCACGGAGGCGTCCAGGATCGGGGTGCTGCTCGATGGATGACAGGGCCGATTATTACAGCGAGCTCATGCTGGACATGCCGGAGCAGTTCAAGGGCCAGCCTAATATCGCAGCCTACCAAAAGGCGCTGGCCAGCCAGCTCGCGGAGGTCAGGGAGTTTTTTTGCCAGCTCCTTGTACTGCGTACCCTACGCGATGCTGAAGGCGCCCAGCTTGACGGGATAGGCGGCATAGTAGTCCTGACAAGAGCTGAGGCCATGGCTATCGCCCAGGCTGCCGACATATACGTGCCGATGGACGACGAGACTTACAGGCTTTATCTTGCTTGGAAAACGAACCTCAATACCTCAGACTGCACCCACAAAGAGGTCTACAGGGCGCTCAAGATGTTTTGGGACAAGACCCCGCTGTACTACTCTGAGGACCCGGCTATGCCGGCCACCATCATCTATACGGTACCCATGGCGGTTTCCGAACACGAAGCAGCTGTGTTCCGCATAGCCTCGATGGTCAAGGCGGCCGGGGTGGGGGTGCATTTCGATTTCCCCGGGCATGTGTACTCAGTTGCCGATTACTCTGGCTGCGCGGTCGCAGATCTTATACGAGAGCGGGTCGTCGAGGCGGCTAATTGAAGGAGGCGAAATTAGAATATGGCTGACACTGTTCTTGCGCTTACGGCGCTCGGAAAGGGGCTCAAGGCGAAAATCGAAGCTGGAGGTGGGACTATACCCCTCGAGATCACGCGGGTCGTGTCCGCGGCCGGGACCAGCCCGTTCCCGGAGTTTCTGACAGGACTGGTCGACCCAAAACTGGAGTTCGACATACAGGAGGTTGTGGCAGACGGCCCAAAAACGATAGTTAGCGCGGTGCTGACTAACGCCGGCAACCCAGAGCTCGACATAAAGCCGCTCGAGGAAGGGTATCAGCTTTCCCAAATCGGCTTTTTTGCCATTGACCCCGACCTTGGCGAGATACTTTATAGGGTGTCGCAGTTTGAGCACCCGGCCCGCGTACCGGCAGGAGGCGAACGCGGGTGGACCTATGAGCCTACGTTTGAGATTCTGACAGACAACGCAAGCGTTGTTGTCGTCCAGTTGAACGCAAAAGGGCTCGCAACGCAAACCGCCCTCGACGCCGCCGTAACAGCCCACGACACAGCCTCTGGCGCACACGACGACAAGTTCGGCGCTGTCGCAAACGACCTTGGCGCGCTCTCCACCGCCCTCGCATCGCTGGCTGCCGCAACCGTGCCAAAGGACAGCGTCGGCAGTCACGGCGGCCCGGCTGGCCCGTTGGACCCGGACGGCAAGCTCCCGGCGTCGCAGGTGGACATCCCCAGCGTCGATGTAGGTGTAACCGGCGTCAAAGGCAACGCCGAGCCAACGTACCGCAAGGGCGATGTGAACCTGACGGCAGCGAACGTGGGGGCTAGGGCTGACGACTGGACGCCCTCGGCAAGCGAGGTGGGGGCAAGGCCGAGTTCGTGGACGCCCTCGGCTGCGGATGTTGGAGCCTATTCAACAACCGAAACCGACACGAAGCTCGCAGGCAAGGCCGACCTCGAAAACGGCAAGGTCCCGGCGGGTCA